ACTTTTATTTTTTTTGATTTTTTTTTAAATTTTATAATTTTCAGTAAATCAAACTGAACTGTTCAAGTTCTACCGGGAATACCGATAAAGTGAGAACGGGGCCAATAACTTTCAGAGGGCTGTTCTTCGTATCCATCGAGGAGACGAGATACAGTCTCGAAGTAAGAGGGGAAGCGCTGTACATCTATCGCAGTTTGTCCAGGAAGATAATCCTGTACAAAACGTACGCCAGATGGTAGACCAGCGGGGTCAGGCTTTACTCCCAGTTTACTTAAGTATTGGTGAATGTTTTCACATATCTGGTAAACACGTGGGTCAGAACCACAATTGGCATAAGCAATGCCAACGGATCTGGCCATTAAAGCCTGGTATGTTATAGCTCTTTCGGGATGATAGAGCTGAGCGAGTAGCTCGATTCGTTCGCGGTAGGGGATGCCACCACGGTTACGGTAACGTAAGACTTCGACGTGTTCGAGAGTATCGGACACTTCAGTCTTTTTGTCGTTAACGATAGCACCAAAGTAATAGTTTGCATAATGTTTTAACATTGTAATGAACCAATGTGAAACCATTAAGAATGAGCAAACTATGCAGATGATGGAGTCATCACCTTGCACTTTAGCGTATATATTGTCAAGGTCGAATCCCATTTTTGAGAAAATGGTGAATAACATAACTAGGTTGTAGATAGAATCTAAAAGCTGAGTTTGGAAATATCCGGAGAAGATTCCAGAGTGTTGAAAGCGAATTAGAGTTCCGTCAGGAAGCATAAGAGGAGTCGTGAGGACTGAGTCGCACATCCAATTCCAAAGATTTTCCAGTCTATCAGGATCTGTGTCTTGAGTCTCAGGATAGTCACGTGTTGGGTGATAGCCTTTTGAGAAATCGAACATAGGTCGCATGATATTAGAGTGGATGTCTCTGATAACGGAGTGTCGTGCGTAGCGGTCGAAGCCGCTCCAGTCGACAGAAGCTACTAACCCAAAATTGGGACAGAATTTCTGAAAACAGTTGACTAGACGATGCCAGCCACCAGTTAGTGTTACAAAGGGCCAAAGCATTGGTGAACGTTCCTTAAGAGAAAGAAGCCAAGCTTGGATGGGCCAAATGAACATCAGTTCTGCCATTAGGCTAGTTGATGGTGCGCCAAATACCAATCGTACTTTGTCAGGGTCGTCTTGTTTGACGAGGTGTTGTCGTGCGAATGCGGTATGCCAATAACGTAGATCGTGTCCACTGTCATTAGTTTTGCGTCCATCTTTGATGATGTGTATATGCTTGCGGTTGATGAAAAACATCTCGTTGTAGAGATTACGTTTAGACATTCGGGCGTCAATCATTGGAGGATCCAGTGATATGCCAGAGTGAGCTTCAGCAAATAAGTCACGGTGATAGTGCTTTAGAAAAGTACTTTCATCGAAACCGTTTTCGTAGCCATGAAATTTGTCAACAACATATGCATTCCATTCTTTGCTTGTGGCAAAGGGAGCGCCGATGCTAGTTGATAGTTTCCAGGGATAGTGTCTGAGGTCAGCGAAATGAACCGGCTGTAGTAGGACATCAGGAGTGAAGATCTGTTGGACTTTGCGAATTGCATTCCAATAATGTTCGTCTTTAGGGACGGGATGATCTTCAGAGTTGAGTTTCTGAATGTCTCGGTTGAGCGCGTTTTCATCGAATACTGATCGACGATATCCATGAACTATTTCATAGACTTCGTGCTGGGGCAAGAAGCGGTTGAGCGCGTGAAGCACAACGTGATGGTAAGCTTCAATGACATGATTGTCTTGAGCGTTGCCACGTATAGCTTTCGCTAGGCCGCGTTTGATGCCGAGGACGAGGTTGTTTAACATGAGGTGTGTAGAAAGTTCTGCAGGGATAAAAACTCTTTAATTTTATGAGACCGAAGAGAATTCGGAGAGAGTAATTC